AAACATCCACTCTTGGTTACACAATCGAGTGTAGCTACATTCATGGATAGACTACCAGCAGAAGTTCAAAAGAAAGTACTATCTCATAGAGAAGAACTTTTAAAGGGACAAGCTAACTATGATTTTGAGTGGTCATCATATGGCGATTGTCCATTTGTCAATCGAAAACTAATTAGTGATTATAAAGCAATTGCATATGCTGATGGATCTGGGCGTTACTCAATGATCTATAAAATTATGACATCAATTGCATGTAACGCAATCAAACGCAAATATCCAATTACACCTAATCAAATTGCAGAACTTATTCGACAACTCGATAGGGATACTGCTAACATATATGCTAAGCGCCCACTTCAAACAGAGGCTGAACGGGCATTAGAATATGCTTATAAAACGGTTGATTAATCCCTGTACAGCGGGTAATAACTGTGATATAATAATATCTTGTATAACATAATTTGACGGAGCTCTTATGACTAATAAAGAAAAACTCGGTAAGCTTGGTGAATTGTTGGTATCTCAACTTGAAGATGCCACGTTGTCAGAATATAAGTATGACAGCACTAAAGATATGACTACTAAAGACGGTATAAAGATTGAAGTAAAAACTCAGAATCGTCATCCCAATGGTAGCTTTACTGTTAACGCAATGCATGCAACTAATCTTACTAAATGTATGACTGTTGATCGTTTAGTTTTTGTTGAATACGATTCTACAGATTATATTAAGATTTTTGAATGTATTGATCGTGATTATAAGTTAGTGAATACAAAGCCAACTACTCGTGAACCAATGGGTCGTATCATGGCTTGTTGGCCAATTCATAAAATGAAAAAGCTAGCAGAAATTCATAACCCAGAATTAGCAAGTGAAATGCGCAATCTTTCTAATTCTCGTAACTACAATAAAAATTCTCAATACTCAGTTGGAAATCAATAATGAAATATGATGAAGGCAAACCTCAGCTTGGTTTAATTCCACCAGAAGCACTAATTGAAATTGCTCAAGTACTTGGTTTTGGTGCAGCTAAATATGGCGTAAACAATTGGCGTGATGATGGTGGTAATTCTCCGTGGATTAGAACATACTCATCAATTCAACGTCATCTAAACGCATGGCACTCAGGTGAAGATCTAGATCCAGAATCTGGTAAATCACATTTGGCTCATGCAACTACTCAACTAATCATTCTCATGATTCATCAAATGGAACATCCTGAGTGTGACGATCGATATAAAAAGGATAGAAAATAATGTGGCTTCCAAGTGCTAATGATATGCGTTACGCTCTAGCTGATGAATTAGCTGGTAAAAGATTTGTAACAGACAAAAGCGGTGTAAAGACTATTGAGATTCTTAATGCAAGTTTTATTGCAGATGAAGAAGCTCTCTTTGGTACAGTTAATCAAGAATACGTTGCTCGTGAACTTGAATGGTATCGTTCAATGTCTTTAAACGTCGATGATATTCCAGGTGGTCCACCAGCAATTTGGAAACAAGTTGCAGATAAGAATGGTATCATTAATTCAAATTATGGTTGGTGCATTTACTCAGAAGAAAATGGTTATCAATTTACTAAGGTAGTTGAAGAGTTATCTAAGTCACCATTATCACGCCGTGCCATAATGATTTACACACGTCCTTCTATGCACGTTGAATATAATCTAAATGGTATGTCAGATTTTATGTGTACTAACACTGTACAATATTATATTCGAAATGGGCAATTACATGCATCAGTTTATATGCGTTCAAATGACGCAATCTTTGGTTACAAAAATGATTATGCTTGGCAAAGATTTGTACAACAAGAGTTGCTTGATGCAGTCAATCGTAAATGTAATACAGTATATGCTCTTGGTAATCTTTATTGGAATGTCGGTTCTCTTCATATCTATGAGCGGCATTTTGAATTAGTAGAAAAGTGGGATGATGAGCATGGAGGTCGTCTTGAGTTCTAAATGGAACGATCGTTATATGGCTATGGCGAAAGAAATTTCGTCATGGTCTAAAGATCCCAATACACAAGTTGGTGCTGTTGCTGTAGGTGATAAGGGTCAAATCTTATCACAGGGTTATAATGGTTTTCCACGTGGAATTTTAGATCGCCAAGATAGATTAAACGATAGAGAAACAAAATACAAGTTCGTAGTTCATGCTGAAATGAATGTCATATATAATGCTACATACTCTGGCGTTTCTCTTGATGGTGCTAAACTTTACGTATATGGTTTACCAGTATGTAATGAATGCTGTAAAGGCATTATTCAAGTTGGAATTAAAGAAGTATATGTTTCAAAGGAATGCATTGAATTGAGACCTCATTGGTTTGAATCATGGATGCAATCACTTGATATGTTTAATGAAGCAGGTATAAAGGTATTCGTCGTATGACAGGAATTGAATTATTCTTTGCTCTAATGATTGGCCATGCAGTTGCAGATTTTTGGGCACAATCAGATGCTGTAGCAAAGATGAAAAATCGTAATAGAGATAGTAGTCAGTTTTGTCCACCAGGACAGAAACCTCAAACAGTATGGCCATATGCTTTAACTAGTCATGCATTAATTCATGCTGGTGTTGTATGGGTAATTACAGGTGTTGTATGGTTTGCAGTTTTTGAATTAGTAGCGCATTGGTTAATTGACTTTGGTAAGTGTGATAACCTTTATGGTATTCATGAAGATCAAGCAATGCATGTTGCATGCAAAATAGGATATTGTTTAGTATGAAAGTAGCAATTATTATGGGACGCGGCATTGAAGGATGTGGCGTTACTAAATTTACAGTTGAGCAAACTAAGTGGCTTAAAAAGAATGGATATGACTTCACAGTCTTTTCATCTAAAGATAAGTCATGGACTCGTAAGAATGCTCATGATGTTTCTAATGTAGTGCAACTTAAGTTTGCTAAGCCAGAAGAAACACAAAAGATGATCGATGGTTGTAATCAATCAGATGTAGTTATCATTAATAGTTTACCTTCAGTTGGTCATTCAGAAGAATGTATCGAACAATTTAAAAGAGCATTAAATGAGATTAATAAACCAATCGTACTTGTACAACATGATCATTCATCGCTTTCTATTAAACGTAATGCGGCCATTGAAGAATCAGTTAATAAGGCTAACATTCTTTTCGGTCATTCTAGCACTAATGATTTTGCACGTTATGTAGAGCAAATTACTGGAGGTGGTGGTTTAGACGCTTTCATGGGCGATGCACCTTCTGGTAAAACTATTCTAAACTTTCAACCAGGCATTGACTTTGATTCTATTCGTGCTAAGTATTGGAAGCCAATTGAAGAACAAGTCAATCATTACAACAAATGGATCGGCCGTACTACAAGTTGGAAAGGCTACAAACAAATGTTTGCTTTCCATAATCAATACTTACGTCCAAATGGTTATATTACTACGTTTGAAGGTATTGAAAAATCACCAGCGTATCTTGCCTTCCGTGAATTATCAGAGTTTCATGGTTTAATTGATAAAGATATTAATACTATTCCATTAGAATACGATCAACCTGCATACGTCTTTGGCCCATATGTTAATGAAGAAATGTTAGAGCGCATGTCTAAGGTTGCTTTTGGTTATCAATTATCTTTGTTAGATGAACGCTTTATTCAACGATCAATTGAATACACTCATTGTGAATTAGCGTGTGTTGGCGTAGTTCCAGTATTCCGTAAACGATATGGTGAATTATGTACTCATAGAGCTCAAGGTAAAAAGTTAATTGATTGTAAAGATACTGGTACTATTTGGCTAGATGATAACGATATGCAACCAGCCTTTGATGTACTAGATAAATTATCTAAGGATAGTGGAATGCGTAATGAGTATCGTGAAATGGCGTTTGAGTTTTACAAATCTCACCAAGATTCGCAATACACTTTTGATGAAATGATGAAACAGATTAAAGAGAGATTATGATTAAACACGCCTCAATAGTTCCACTAATTGGTGGACAAACTTTGGGACAAGAACAAGCAATGGGAAGTCGACCTGAATGGTTGGCTTCTTTTCAAGCTTTCGGATCCAATGATTCACACGCAGTAAATCACTATAAAGATATTCCATATTATGTTATGGATGATGGTGGTACTCATAAGCCAAGTAAAGTTGATGTTATCTCAACGACTTGTCCATGCGCAGGCCTTTCATCTTTATCTTCATCTGCAAGTCCAGACGCTGCAGCAAATGATTGGATGTATAAAACTGCAGAGTTAGTATTAGGTACATTTCAACCTAAAGTATTCTGGGGTGAGAATGCACCAGGATTTGCTGGTAAAGTTGGTAAACCAGTTGTAGAGAAACTTCATAAGATTGCTAAAGAACATGGTTACGCTATGTCGATTTATAGAACTAAATCACAACTACATGGTGTACCTCAAATTCGTGAACGTTCTTTCTACTTCTTTTGGCAAGGTACCAGAGCACCAATCTTTAAGTTTTATAAGAAGCCTTGGACAAAGATTGAAGACCTAATTAGTAATCTTCCACAGAACTTAACACAACACACACCAACTAATGATAAAACACCTTCTAAAGATGATCCGTGGTATCGTTATGTGTTAGAAGAACTTGAAGGTGGTATCACTCATCGTGAGTTCTTTGATAAGATTGAGAAGACTGATAACGCTATGGATTGGTTAGAGCGTAAGAAAATATCTTATCTTAAAGTTGGTAAATGGATGAATGAAAACGGGTATAAGAATATTGAAGCTCGTTGTAAGCGAATCTATGAGAAGTTAAATAATGGCGATAACATTATGCGTAGACTTACAACAGTTCCTAAGGACTATATTGGTGCGTTTGTTGGTCATTATCCAATGATGTTAACACATCCTTATGAAGATCGATACATCACGTATCGTGAAGCAATGTCAATTATGGGTTTACCACACGACTTCGAGTTATTAAACCCTAAAGCAAACTTAAATCATATCTGTCAAAACGTACCTGTAAGTACTGCAGCAGATATGGCTTTTGAAATTAAAGAATGGTTAGAAGGCAAGCGGGATAGCGTTGATGCAACTGATCGTATTCTTTTACAATATAACCATAGCGAAACTCAAGACTTCCGAGATATGATCGAAGTTGAAAAAAGTTCACTAGAGGGTTTCTTTTCTTAATTACTTGTGATATAATATTAGTATACACTGAGGAGCAATAAATGGGATTGATGGATAAACTAAAAAAGAATTCTAAAATTGAGTACACTGCTGTACTCGAGGATTCTAAATTTTTTAAAGGTAAAGATGAAGTAGCGACATCAGTACCAATGATTAACGTTGCATTGAGTGGTAAACTTGATGGTGGACTTACACCAGGACTTACAGTTTTGGCTGGTCCTTCAAAGCACTTTAAAACGGCGTTCTCTTTGCTAATGGCAAAGGCTTATATGGATAAGTATCCAGAAGCAATCATGTTATTTTATGATTCAGAGTTCGGTACACCTCAAGCCTACTTCGATTCTTTTGGTATCGATAAGTCACGAGTACTTCATACGCCAATTACTGACGTTGAGCAATTAAAGTTTGACGTAGTTGGTCAGTTAAATAATCTTGAGCGCGGTGAAAAGGTTATCATTGTTATTGACTCAGTTGGTAACCTTGCTTCTAAGAAAGAATTAGAAGATGCATTGAATGAGAAATCAGTTGCTGATATGTCTCGTGCAAAAGCGCTTAAAGGTTTATTCCGTATGATTACACCTTACTTGACTATGAAAGATGTACCAATGGTTGTAGTAAATCATACGTACATGGAAATTGGTATGTTTCCAAAAGCTGTTGTCTCTGGTGGCACAGGTATCTACTACTCTGCAGATACGATTTGGATTCTAGGTCGTCAACAAGATAAAGATGGTACAGAGATTAAAGGTTACCACTTCATCATCAACGTAGAAAAATCAAGATATGTTAAAGAAAAGTCTAAAATTCCTGTATCTGTTTCTTTTGACGGTGGTATACAAAAGTACTCAGGCCTTTTGGATATTGCTTTGGTTGGCAACTTCGTTGGTAAACCTAGTAACGGGTGGTATCAAAAACTCGATAGAGAAACGGGTGAGTTCATCGGCCAGAAAGTTCGAGAAAAAGATACACTTAATGAAGAATTCTGGAAAGATATTCTAGCATCAAAAGACTTCCAAAAGTTTATCACTGATTCTTTCCAAGTAGGTCATGCAGCAATGTTCCAACAAAATACAATTGAAGAGGACGATGATGCAGGTGACGAATGATTCGTATTCATTTGTTGAGAACGACTTTAGTGATGATTCTTGGCATGTAAAAATTAATGAAGGTGAATATAAAAACGTAGTTTACAAGTATGGTAAAATACAGATTAAAGAAAACGGAGATGAAGCAACACTTGGTTTTCAATATTCAATTGTAGATTTACCAGAGCATTTAGATAAAGAAGAACTAAACTGTGATGTAGAATTTATGAATACTCTTGGCGATATTCTATCTCACATTATTGAAGACTCACTTGAAACCGGCAAATTTAAATTAGGTAATAATGATAAACCAACTGATTCTGAATCAACTATGCACGAATGAAGAGTTTACTCGAAGAGCGCTTCCATTCCTCAAAGATGAATACTTTGAGCGTGGTGAGAAGCTACTCTTTGCAGTAGTCTCAAGGTTCATTGACAAGTACAATACAATTCCAACTGAGGCAGCACTAAAAGTTGAATTGCAAAAAATTCCAAATGTGTCTAATGAAATATTTGAGTTAGTCGATAGAGCATATAAAGCAGAACCCGTTGACATTCAATGGGCTCTTGATGAAACAGAAAAGTTTTGCCAAGATCGATCTATCTACTTGGCCATTATGGAATCTATTCAGATTATTGATGGTAAACATAAGGAGTTAACAAACAATGCAATCCCTGAAATTTTATCTAAAGCTTTGGGTGTTAGCTTCGATACCAACATTGGTCATGACTATATCGACAATTCTGATTCACGTTATGATTTTTATCATAAAGTTGAAGAACGTTTGCCTTTCGATCTGGACTACTTTAATAAGATTACTAAAGGTGGTTTGCCCAATAAGACTCTCAACATTATTCTTGCTGGTACTGGTGTTGGTAAGTCATTATTCATGTGTCATATGGCTGCAGCAGCATTAGCACAAGGTAAGAATGCTTTATACATAACTATGGAAATGAGCGAAGAACGTATTGCAGAACGTATTGACGCTAACCTAATGAATATTCCAATTGACCAACTTGAAAAATTACCAAAGCAAGTTTATGATGCAAAGATTCAAAAGATTGGCCAAAAGAATATTGGTAAATTGATTATCAAAGAATATCCAACTGGTGCTGCACACGTTGGCCACTTTAGAGCATTGCTAAATGAACTTAAACTTAAAAAGAATTTTAAGCCGGACGTTATCTTTATTGATTACCTTAACATTTGTGCGTCCTCGAGAATTCGTGGACTCGGTGGATCTGTTAATACGTACTCATATGTTAAGGCGATCGCAGAAGAAATGCGCGGCCTTGCGGTTGAAGCAGGGGTCCCACTTGTCTCCGCAACCCAAACTACACGCTCGGGATACTCAAACACGGATGTCGGCTTGGAAGATACTTCGGAATCGTTTGGTTTACCGGCAACGGCAGACTTCATGTTCGCAGTCATCTCTACGGAAGAACTCGAGAAGCTTGGGCAAGTCATGGTCAAGCAACTCAAAAACAGGTATAATGACCCAACGTCCAACAAAAGATTTATTATTGGAATCGACAGAGCACGAATGAAGTTATATGATGTTGAACCTTCAGCACAAACTTTAATTGATGACGCTGCACACGTTGGTACTAAACAAGACGATAAACCATTAAACACTTTTGGAACTCGTGAAAAACCTCAGAGCTTTGGAGACTTTAATTATGAATAAAATCGAAGAAATTTATGGTATTGACTTTAAAAAGGTCAAAGAATGGTTTAAGAAAAATGGTGTTATAGTTGTATTAGCCTTTGCCATTGGTTTTGGTATTGGTTGGGTTAAAACATCAGCATCTATTGAAATGGATTGTGTATACGCTAAAGCGGTACGTATAGGAACTAGCGCATTTGAATGCAGAAGAATACTTTAATGGAAAAAGAACGAAAATATAAAGTATATTTTTACTTTTATAACTATATTGAAAATAAAACATTTGATTCTCTTAAAGAAGCTGTTGAGTTTTCAATGTCTTTACCAACTGGTAATGTTTACGAAATTAAAAGGGTAGAAGATGGAAGTTAAATTAGTATCATATAGTAAACCATCTCGTGAGTTTTATGACGAGGGTTTAACTAATGTGCAAGATCTAATTGCATATTGCGCAAGAGTAAGTAATCCATCTAATCAACTTAATATGGAAACTTCTGAGAAGTTAATTAAGTATCTCATTAAACATGCGCACTGGTCACCATTAGAAATGGTAAGTGCATGTATGGAAATTACTACAACTCGTGATATTGCTCGTCAGATCTTACGTCATAGAAGTTTTAGTTTTCAAGAATTTAGTCAACGATATGCGGATCCAACGCAAGATTTAGATTTTGTAATTAGAGAAGCACGTTTGCAAGATCAAAAGAATCGTCAAAACTCAATTGAAGTAGATGATCCTGAGTTACAAGCTTGGTGGGACGCAGAGCAAAAGTTTATTATTGAAAACGTTAAACGCATTTATTCACAGGCTATTGAAAAGGGAATTGCTAAAGAACAAGCACGAGCAATTCTACCAGAAGGTAATACTGTAAGTAGAATGTATATGAATGGTACATTACGGTCTTGGATTCATTTCATTGAGTTACGTTCAGGTAATGGTACACAGAAAGAACACAGAGAGGTAGCACTTGAGATCGCTAAATGCATCTCAGAGATCTTCCCGATGGCACAAGATATAGTCTCAAATCCAGACTAAAAATAAGTGCCTGTAGGCCCTCCTGAAGGCCCTCATAAGTTGTTGATTTTAAACGACTTTTTGAGGGCTTTTTTACGTCTAGAAAAAGCCTTATAAATCAATAACTTATGATGTTTCATAATATGAAAAAAACGAGTTATTTTGCATTTAGCCCTGTACAATTACCCGTAACTATGGTAGAATATCTATATACAGTGAAAAAAGGAAAACAAATATGAAAACTTTAAAATTTGAAAAAGCAGCATTCCCTGGTGATATTATTAGAGGATACGATTTTAAACCAATGGCAGGACGTAATGATTGTTACGTTGAAGGTAAAGTAATTGAATTAACAAATGAAATGGGTTACAAAGCTTTCAAAGTTGAATGTACTAAAGACGTATTCGATGGTAAAGAACAAGATTGTGGCGAATATAGTCGTGTTGGTCAGATCGTCTTCGTTCCATTAGAAACATCTTTCATGGAATTTGATGCACGTATCATCAACCTTTCAAGATAATTAGGAGAATATATGCAATCAGTTAGCAATAAGAAAATACAATTAGATCTTGAATGCAAACAAGCGGTATTAGACTTTATTCGTCAAGGTGGACAAATAAAGACC